GATACCAGTAGGTATTGTTTTACATCAAAATCGCTCATCAATAAATGCTGTAAAAACACAACCTTCTCTAGCATATGGATGGAAACAAAGATCAAATGTATTTATATCTGCTTTTGGACCCTTAAAACTTTCAGGACATGCTTTAGCTACAAGTTCATCTCGTGGATTAACAGTTGGAAGTGGTACTTCTTTTGCAGATGGAGCCAATTACCCAACAGACCCAAATAACCCATCTTATGTAACAGACCCTGGAACAAATATATCAAAAATATTTAGATACAGACAATCTGGCTCTAATTGGGTATATGATACTAACGCGGGTGCAGGATATACTACAATAGACCCAACCCAATACTCACTTAATGGTACTTTAACAAGTGTAGCTAATAATAGTTGGTCAATCCAAAGAGTATATTGGTTCCCAAATTCAGTTTCTAAAGCCATAGTAGTTTATTATGGTAACGCAGTATATTCAACTGAATCAGAGGCTATTGCTAATATAAACATAGAACCATTTACTGAAGCACCTAATACAGCAGCAAATGCTATTTATGTAGGAGCTATAGTAATTAAAGGAGATGGTACATTCACAGTAGATGCTGATTTTACTATACTACCTGGAGGTTTATTTAGAGGAGTAGGTGGTGGAGGTGGAGGTGGTGGAGGTACAACATCTCCTGGAGGTTCAAATACTCAAATACAATATAATAATAATAATGCTTTTGGAGGTGTACCTGTATTAACATACAATGGAACTACCTTATCTGCTACTGGATCTTTTACAGGCTCATTCACAGGTTCTTTATTAGGAACAGCTTCATACGCTTTAAATGGTGGAGTGACTCAATTACTAGCAGGACCAAACATTACTTTATCACCTGCAAATGGTTTAGGTCAAGTGACTGTTACTTCAACTGGTGGTGGCGGCATATATGGCAACACAGCAACAGGTTCTTATGGTAGTTTTTATGATACTACTACACAAACAAATCCTGCAATAAATGCTATCAATTCAATGTCTCTTAATACAACAGACATTAGTAATGGAGTATCTATATCAGGCTCATTAAATCCATATAATACCTACATTAAAATAACTAATGCTGGTGTTTATAATATACAATTTTCAGTACAGATAACAAAAACAAATCCAGGTGGTACAGATTCAACTTACATTTGGTTAAGAAAAAATGGTATTGATTTAGCAGAAACAAACACAGAGTTTGACTTATCTCAAAATGGTCAAGGTGTAGCAGCTTGGAATTGGTTTGTAAATGCGGCGGCAAATGACTACTATCAAATTATGTGGTCTTCTGATACTACTGGTATTCAATTGACAGCTACAACACCAGCTATTGGCCCCACAGTTCCATCTGTAATTGTGACAGCTAATAGAGTAGATCAATTTTTAAGCAATACAGGATCATTTAGTGGATCCTTTACTGGTGTATTTACAGGCTCATTACTCGGAACAGCTAGTTGGGCTACAAATGCTTTAACTGCTTCTTTCCTACCAATAGGGACTTACTCTATAACAGCATCTTGGGCTCAAAGTGCTTCAAATGCTATAAATGCTCAAACAGCATCTTTTCTACCTGTTGGTACATATCAGATAACAAGCAGTTGGGCAGAATATGTTGTTAATGGAGGAAATGTTGATACTAGTAGTTTAGTAACTACTTCAAGTTTTAATACCTTTACTTCTAGTATAAACAGTTTTACTGCTTCTTATAATACAGGATCATTCACTGGTAGTTTTACTGGTAGTCTTAATGGCACATCTTCTTGGGCTACAAATGCTCAAACAGCATCTTTCCTACCATTAGGAACTTATCAAATAACAAGTAGTTGGGCTAATAGTGCTTCCCAAGCATTAACCGCATCATACATCACAGGATCTACATTTACAAGTATAAATCCCGCTTTAAGTGCATCATATGCTTTAACAGCTTCATCTGTAAGTTCACTTATACAAAATGTTACAATAACTGGTTCATTAGTTGTAAGTGGCTCTGGGGCTACTCTTGAATTATATGGTGATAAGATAATAGCTGGTGCAGTTGGTGGTGATGAAGGTGGAGAAATTCTACTAGGAAAACCAGTAACAAACTCATCACTTACAGGTAGTGGTATTACAATTGATGCTTATCAAAATAGAATTCGATTTTTTGAACAAGGAGGAACAGCAAGAGGAGCATATATTGATTTAACAGCATGCGCTGCTGGTGTAGGTACAAATTTACTTTCAGGTGGAGGAGGAACTTTTAACTCAACTTCATCAATTATAGGAAATGGATTGTCATCTAGTTTTGATATAAACCATGGTTTTAATACAAGAAATCTTCATATAACAGTCTATGAAAGTGGATCAAATGGCGAAACAGTTTACCCAGACATAAGAAGAATTAATGCTAATACAGCAAGTATTATATTTGCTAACCCTCCAGCTTTAGATGAATATATAGTTTATATATCACAATAATGAAATTCTTAACTGAAATACAATTAGTAACTAGTAGTTCTATGGAAACTCCTCCTAGTGGTTTTATTACTATATATGCTAACACAGATGGTAATCTTTATGCTGAAACCTCAGATGGAACTCAAGTAAAATTAAGCATTAACACTGCATGAGTAAAATATTAAAAAGTTTACAAGTTGTAACCCAATCATTTACAGGAACACCTGATACAGGAACTGGAGTGTTATTTGCTAGTGGTAGTAAAATTTATTTTGAAAACGCCACTGGTTCTATATTTCCTTTAGGAGGACCAGGATATATTAGAATATTAGAATATACTGGGTCTAATCCTGGAGGAGGTACTTTAACTTACACTTGGACAAAACCAACAAATATAAAATATATTCAGGTAATTTGTGTTGGAGCAGGAGGTGGAGGGGGAAGTGGTGCTTTTGGACAAACTGTATCCACTACTAGATTACAAGGGGGTGCTGGAGGAGGTGGTGGAGCAATTGCTTGGGGATTTTTTGATAGAAAAGATTTAACTCAAGCTAGTTACTCTATTTCTATAGGAGCAGGAGGAGCAGGAGGTGGAGCTCGACTTTGGGAAAACGGTAATCGTACTGGATTCAACGGCTCAGCCGGACAATATACAACTTTTGGTGACAACATGGTTAGTGCAAGTGGAGGAAGCGGAGGAACAGGAGGTGCTGTTTCAGGTGTTACAGTAGCTGGAGGAGCTGGGGGGCTAGCAACATTATGCCTACCTGGACCTGGTTTTGCTATCCCTGGAGGAACAGGAGCATCAACACTGGGAAATGGAGGGAATGCATCCAATGCTGTTGATTTTTTTTCAACACCTTTAACTCCTACATCAACCGCTGGTGGTGGTGGTAGTTATAATATAAGTCTTGCAGGAGTATTGGGTTCTGGCTCATTAGGAGCAGGTGGTTACCAATGGAACACTCTTGTAGCTAATAATACTATTAATGGTGGATCAGGTTCAGCAGATATAGTAGCAGCTACTGTTTTATTGCAATCCACAAGTAGTGCATTTTTAGCTACTACTTATGGTTTAGGAGGAGGAGGAAATGGAGTAAGAACTCCTAATGATTTTACAGTAGCTGGAGGCCATGGTGGACTCTATGGAGCAGGAGGTGGTGGAGCAGGATATGCTAGAGGTAGTGCTCAAATAACAACCCAACCTGGAGGAAGCGGCTCTTCAGGTTTATGTATAGTAGTAGAATATTATTAAAGTTATGGCAAAATTATTAACAACAGCTTCATTTGTAACACAATCTTTTCCTGCTACCCCTAGTTCAGGATATGGAACATTATACGCTAGTGGTAGTAGTTTGTACTACAAAAATAGCTCTGGAATTGATTATGATTTAAGTATAGTAGGTTCTAGTAGTATACAAGTTTATACTGGATCAGGCACATGGACTAAACCCCCAGATGTAAAATATGTAAAAATTATATGTGCTGGAAGTGGTGGTGGAGGAGGTGGAGGTCGTTTAGGAGCTGTAAATACAGCTAGAGGAGCAGGAGGTGGAGGAGCAGGAGGCAATATAAATATGGCTTATTTTTCTTCTTCATCTTTAGCAGGAACATATGATATCACAGTGGTTGGTGGAGGAAATGGAGGAACAAATGCAACTGGATTAGTAGCTACTAATGGAGGAAATGGAGGAAGTGGATTTTCATCTGTTTTTTCAACAGGTTCGGGAGTTAATTTAGTTATACTGCTATCTGCTTCTGGAGGGCCCGGAGGAGTAGGAGCAAATCCCGGAAATGGAGCTGGAGGAGCAAATGTAGCTCCAACAACAGCTACAGTACCAAATCCATATCCTCCTTTTTATTATTCTGGTGTTAACGGTGCAACAGGAGGTACAGGTGGTGCAGCAGCAAATGCTTTTTCTGGAACTCGATGGTTATCAGGAGGTGGTGGGGGAGGATCAATAGCTGCAGCTAACAATAACAGTTTTGGCTTTTCAGGATCAGCTATATATTCATATGCTCTTTTAATTCAGTCTGGCTCCCCAGGAGCAGCAGGTACTTCTGTTACAAATGGAGGAAATGGCAGTAATGGAGCTCCTGTATTTGATGCTATACAATTATTATTTTATAGTGGAAGCAATATAAGCTCAAGCATACGAGTAGGAACAGGAGGCCATGGTGGAGGAGCAGGAAATAGTTCCCCAGGTACTAATGCTGGATCTGGAGGTAGTGGTAGTTTAGGAGCAGGTGGTGGAGGAGGTGGAGCAGCATCAGTTAGTGCTAGTATTTCTAGTGGTCGTGGAGGTCCTGGAGGTGATGGCTTTGTAATAATTTTTGAATATTATTAAAAATATAAACATATGAAAAGATGGGCAGTAATAAAATCAAATTATGTAATTAACATTGTGATATGGGATGGGGTAACCCCATGGCAATACCCTGGGGATTATGATTACATGATAGAAGAAAATACAGAAAATGTAGGATATGGTGATTGGTATGAAGAATCAGAAAATACTTTTTATAGACCACTCTCCACACCTCCAGATTTTCCTCCTGCTTAAATAAAACTGTCTTTAGGTTTAGCATATTTATACCTAAACGCTATCAATGTCATTAGTAACAAGAGCACAAAAAGGATCTAAACTTAGTTCCGCAGAAATGGATGATAACCTTTTATGGTTATCACAAACATTATCAGGATCAGACGGTACAGGAGTAATACAAGTAACAGGATCTTCTTTAAATGCTAGTAATACTCCTATTACTAGCTCATTTTTTACAGGAGATGGAAGAGCATTAACAAATGTTACTGCCTCATACCTCCCAGGTATTGATGGTAGTCAATTATTAAATGTTACTGCTTCATATATTTCTCCAAGTATAACTATTCCTGTTAATGGAAATAATACTCAAATTCAATTTAATAAAAATAGTGCTCTTAGTGGAAGTGATCATTTAATTTATAATTATGATTCTCAAAGTTTAGAACAGGGCGTTAACCATAATACAATTGGTTTATTTTCACATGCTGAAGGTAATATTAATACAACTTTAGGTAATTATTCACACGCTGAAGGTTCTGAAACTAGAACTGGGGTATATGGATATACTATAAGTTCAATAGCTTTTAATGGATCAAACACAGACATTACTTTAAACTCTAGTTACGGTAATATTACTTCAGAATTTAATAGTGCTTATATATTAATAAAAGATATTAGCGCTAATAGAATTTATAAATATGACAATTTTACAGCTGGTTGGAATGTTGGTAGTGGTAATACTATAGTTAATGTAATTGGTGTTGATCTTACAAGTATTTTCACTACTGGTGATATTATAGCTTTATCTGATTTAGATGGAAATGCATTAAAACCTAATCCTACAAACGCTGATGTGAATGTAGATAGTGATTATTCTCATACTGAAGGTAATCTTACTAACACTGTAAGTACTTATGCTCATGCTGAAGGATATCGTAATATAGCAGCTGGTTTTGCTTCTCATGCTGAAGGTGATACAACTTTAACTTTAGGTAAGTATTCTCATACTGAAGGATTTAGAACAATAGCTTCTGGGGATTATCAATTAGTAGTAGGTCAATACAATGTTGCTTCAACCTCACAAAGTGCTTTTATTATAGGTGATGGAACAAGTATAAGTCGCCATAATGTATTATTTGTCTCACAATCATATTTTGAAGTAAATGCTCCAAATATGTATTTTACAGGATTATCTAATTCATCCCAAACATATGTTGTAGCAATTGATACCTCCACAGGACAATTATCATACACTTTAGCCTCAGGAGTAGGAAGTTTAACACCTCCTGGTGGTAATAATAAAGCTATACAATTTAATAGTGGTAGTGGTTTTAGTGGAAGCAATGATTTTATTTATGACTATGATAATGATGCTGTTATATTAACAGGTTCATTTTCTGTCACTAATGGATTCACAGGTAGTTTATTTGGAACAGCTTCATATATAACTGGTTCAATTTTTGATAGTACAAATCCTGCTTTAAGCAGTAGTTATGCTTTATCAAGTTCATATGCTTTATCAAGTTCATATGCTTTATCATCATCTTATGCTTTAAGTGCTTCATATGTGACAGGATCAATTTTTGATAGTACAAATCCTGCTTTAAGCAGTAGTTATGCTTTATCAAGTTCATATGCTTTATCAAGTTCATATGCTTTATCAAGTTCATATGCTTTATCATCATCTTATGCTTTAAGTGCTTCTAGATCTACAACTGCCTCCTATGCTTTATTTGCTTTAAATGGCGGGTCATCAACAACCCCTCAAGGAAACCCAGGAGAAATTCAATATAATGATAATGGATTATTTAATGGAATACCTACACTAATATATGATGGAGATACATTAATAGCTACAGGTTCATTTACAGGTTCATTTACTGGTAATTTCACTGGTACTTCAAGTTGGGCTACAAGTGCTTCACAAGCAATAAGTGCCTCATTTGTTTTAACAGCTTCATATGTAAATGGCTCTGTATTTACTAATACAAATCAAGCCTTAACAGCTTCATATGCTCTAACAGCTAGTTCTGTAATAACAGCCCAAACAGCTTCATATGTAACAGGCTCAATATTTTCAGGCTCTAATTTAGCTTTAAGTGCTTCATTCGCTATAAGTGCTTCTAGATCTACAACTGCCTCCTATGCTTTATTTGCCCTAAATGGAGGATCATCTACTACACCTCAAGGTAATATAGGTGAAATACAATATAATAATAATAATACTTTTGATGGTGTTCCTGTATTAACATATGATGGTACTATCTTAACAGTTACAGGTTCATTTACTGGTAGTTTAACAGGTAGTTTACTTGGAACAGCTAGTTGGGCTGAAAGTGCATCACAAGCATTAACCGCTAGTTTTGTTAGAACAGCTCAAACAGCTTCATATGTAAATGGTTCTGCATTTACTAGTACAAATCCTGCTTTAACAGCTTCATTTGCTTTAACATCCTCATTTACTTCAAACCTAAGAGCAGGTTCATCCTCAGTAGCTAACTTTGTTTCCGCTGGGGGAGGAGATTATATATCTAATCAAATATCTTTATCACCTGCTTTTCCTAATAATAATTATGCTATAACAGTAACAGGAGAAGACGCTAGAAGTTGGACTATCCAAACTAAAACAAATTCTTCTTTTGTCATAAACACAAATAGCACCACAGTACTATCAGGTCCTGTTTATTGGATAGCAATGCAATTTAATAGTTAAAATATATGCCTATATTTCGCGCTTCATCTGGTAGTTTTAAATCTTTACAAGTCACAGGTAGTGACTTAACTACAATATCTAGCTCTATTTATTTTAAAAATTTAACTACAGCTTCTCAAGCGTATGTTATAACTTATGATTTAGCATCAGGTCAAGTATTTTACACAGCTTCAAGTGCTATTGGAGGTGGTGGAGGAAGCGGTGATATAACAGCTGTTACTGCTGGAGATGGTTTAAGTGGAGGTGGATCATCTGGAGATGTAACCGTGAACTTAAGCACAGGATCAGCTCATTTTATAGGAGGAGTATCTAAATTAACAGGAAGTTTATTGGCAACCTCTTCATTTAACACTTGGACAGGTTCCAGTACTTCACAATTTTCTGGAACATCTTCATATGTAAGTGGTTCTATATTTACAAGTATAAATCCTGCTTTAAGTGCTTCCTATGCTTTAACAGCATCGCATGCTTTAAATGGAGGAGGATCAGGAGTCACTATTAATAATAATGTTGATAATTATCTTATCACAGCAACAGGAAACACTAATACTTTAAATGGGGAATCTAACTTACAATTTAATGGTTCAACATTAACTGTAATAGGTAATATAACCGCTACTTCTATTACTGGAAGTTTAACAGGTAGTTTGACAGGAAGCTTGTTTGGTACTGCAAGTTGGGCTAGTAGTGCTTCAAACACTATTAATTCTCAAACAGCCTCATTCCTACCAGTAGGTACTTATCAAATAACATCTTCTTGGGCTCAAAGTGCTTCAAATGCTATAAATGCTCAAACTGCTTCTTTTTTACCTATAGGTACATATACTATAACCTCTAGTTGGGCTCAAAGTGCTTCTCAAGCATTAACTGCTAGTTTTGTTCCTAATACCTTCATACAAGGTGGTAATAGTTTTGGAACAACTGCTCTTTTAGGTACTAATGACACACAAAGCTTAGTTTTTGAAACTAGCGGATCAGGAAGAATGTTTATTAGTTCTAGTGGCGTGATTCGAATAGGTACTACTGCTTCACAGTTTGGAGGTGATTTTACTACAATCCAACTATACGCTGGCTCAAGTGAAAGTAATGCTGTAGGAATTAGATCTACTATATTATATCTTTATCCTCCTGGTACTAACACAACATCTAGAATTGTATATGGATCAGATGGATACACAGCTTGGACATTAAGAAATCTATCAACAGATAGTTTTCAAATCCGCTCAACACCAGGTAGTGGTAGCCAACCAGATCAAACAATACTGCATTTATCTTCTGGAAGTGGAGGATATAGAGCAGGTATTTTAACTGACAATCCTGAATATACTTTAGATGTTAGTGGTAGCGCTCGTATATTAAATAATCTAATAGTTACTAGTTCTTTAATTGTAAATGATGGAACTTATGATATATTAGATACAACTCAATGGATTTTAAAAGATAATAATGGAAATGTTAGCATAGATTGGACTAATAAAACTTTAAATGAGGGAACTACAATTCCATTACACTGGGGTAATAGATTTTTACAATCTTCAAATGCTGATGAGTTATCTATTGATTGGGAAAATAGAGTTTTATACGCGAGTGACGGTACAACTGCTCACTTAGATTGGAATGATCCATCGTTTATAAGACTGAACGGCACAATTGAAAGTCCAATAACCTATGTTTTGGGTATAGATGGTGGCGGTAGATTATATTATACTGCCTCAAGTGCAATTGGAGGAGGAGGAGGTGGACCTGCATTCCCATTTAATGGCAATGCTGTTATAACAGGTTCATTATTAGTATCTGGTAGTAGTGGTGGGTTTAGTGGTATTACAGGCAGTTTACAAGGTACATCAAGTTGGGCTACAAATGCTGTTACATCTTCATATGTTGATTTAGGTGTAAATGCTGGTGTATCTCAATTTTTAAAACTAAATAGTGAAGACAATCCACTTTTACAAGGTCGTCGTCTAGATATTTCAGGCTCACAGTCAACTCTTATCCAAGGTGGTGGTAATAGCATAGATATAAATATTAGTAGTATATCTTTTAATGGTACTGTTAGCCTCCCAGTAGCTACCTATAGTATTACCGCTAGCCAAGCAACAACTGCTTCATATGTAACAGGATCTATATTTACTAGTGCAAATCAAGCATTAAGTGCTTCATTCGCTCTAACAGCTAGTTTTGCTAGAACAGCTCAAACTGCTTCATATGTAACAGGTTCTGTGTTTACAAGTACTAATCAAGCTTTAACAGCGTCACATGCTTTAACAGCTAGTTTTGTTAGAACAGCTCAAACTGCATCATATGTGATTGGTTCTGTATTTACAAGTACAAATCTTGCTCTTAGTGCTTCAAATGCTTTAACTGCTTCATATGTTACTGGTTCAATTTTTACTAGTACAAATCTTGCTTTAAGTGCTTCAAATGCGTTAACAGCATCATTTGTTAATCCTTTAATACAGACTGTTCAAGTAACTGGTTCATTAATAGTATCAAATAGTTTAAACACAAGCAATAGAACATTAATAGAACCTGAGGGAAATGTTGTAATTGATTGGTCTGCTCCTAACTGGACAGCTACCGTTCCTAAGTTAACTCTTGATAAATTTTCATCACTAACAGCAGATCAAGGAGGTGGACTTACTATTAATGGTGGCTTTGATTTACTAATAACTTCCAGTATTGTGGATATTAAATCTAACACACTTTATCTATCAACCAGCAGTACAGCCCCCTCATCTTATGTAGATGAAGGAGGTTTTGCAATCGCTCAGAATGGAGCTAATTACTTTATATATGTTGCTATAGGAGGAAGATGGAGATCAGCTTCATTATCTTAGTAAAATAGAGAATATATTTATAATAAATTAAAAAAATGGAAACAAAAGTTTTAACCCAAGAAGAAATTACACAATTAAAATCAGTACAACAAGACAGATTAAATCTTATTGAACGATTTGGAGTATTAGAAATCCAAAAACAAGAAATTAAAAATCAAGAGCAACAGCTTTCTAATGCCTACCAAGAATTAAAACAATACGAAGAACAATTAGGAAAACAGCTTCAAGAAAAATATGGAGATGGTACTATAAATTTGGAAAAAGGAGAATTCATAAGCAATTAATTTTTGAATTTTCTTAAGATATTTATTAATAAACCAAATAATAATTTAAAAAAACATGGCAAACATTTTATTATCACCCGGCGTACTACAAAGAGAAATAGACGCTTCATTTATAGCAGAACAACCACCAGTAATTGGTGCTGCGATTATAGGCCCAACAGTTAGGGGCCCTGTAAATGTACCTGTATCAGTTACATCATACTCTGATTTCGTAGACAGATTTGGTGATGTTTTAGAAAGCGGAAGTGGAATTTATTCATATTTTACTTCTATAGCAGCTTATAACTACTTTAACAATGGCGGTCAAAACTTATTAGTAACAAGAGTTGCTAACGGCACCTACACCTCAGCTACAGCTAGTATTCCTACTGGAAGTGGAACAACTGGAGCTAGCCCATTTGCTTTTACTTTAGCTACCATTTCTCAAGGAGCACTGATGAACAATTCTAGCTCAGCTGACTCTAGAGGAGCTTTACCTTCTGGATCTATTAACAACATTCGTGTTCAGATTAGTAACCCAGACACATCTTCAGGAACATTTAGTTTATTTGTTAGAAGAGGTGATGATACAACTAAAAATAATATTGTTTTAGAAACATGGTCTAATTTATCTTTAGATCCATTAGCTAATAATTATATTTCTAAAGTAATTGGTGATTATTCATTTAATATCTCTAATATAGATGGTACTAAAACTTTACAAGTTAGTGGTACTTATCCAAATAAATCTCGTTATATTAGAGTAGCAAGTGTAGACTCACCAACACCTCAATATCTTGTAGGTGGAGTAGCTAAACTAGCTTATACTGGTTCTATTCCATTAGCCTCATCAGGCGGAATAGCTATAGGTTTTGGCGGTGCTACAGGTTCAGTAATGGGTGGTGCTTTATTTTATGAGGCAGCAGGAGCTGACGCTAATAATACTCAAGGATTAAGTGGTAGTGATTATCAAAACGCTATTGATTTGCTAGCTAGCCCAACAGATTTCCAATTTAATACTTTATTAACTCCTGGTTTAACTTATAACGCTCATAGTGCTCAAATAAATAGTATAATCACAAATACTCAAGATAGAGGAGATAATATCTATGTAGTAGATTTGATTAAGTATGGTCAAACAGCTTCTTCAGCTGTAACTACTCAAGCTAATAGTATTGATTCTTCATACGCAGCTGCTTATTGGCCTTGGGTTCAAACTCTTGATCCTGCTACTGAGAAGTATGTTTGGGTTCCTGCCTCAACAATGATTGGTGGAGTATATGCTTATAATGACAGTGTATCAGAACCATGGTTTGCACCTGCTGGTATTAACAGAGGTGGATTATCAACAGTAACTAGAGCGGAAATTAAATTACCACAAGCTGTTAGAGATTCATTATATCAAGGTAAAGTTAACCCAATCGCTACATTCCCAGGACAAGGTGTTGTAGTATATGGTCAGAAAACACTTCAAACAGCTGCCTCAGCTTTAGACCGTGTGAATGTTAGAAGATTAATGATTGCTCTTAAAGGATTTATTGGTCAAGTAGCTAATAGCATAGTATTCCAACAAAACACTGCTGCTACTAGAAATAGCTTCTTAGCTCAAGTAAACCCATATCTTGAATCAGTTCAACAAAGACAAGGTTTATTTGCTTTCAAAGTAGTAATGGATGAAGCTATTAATAACCCAGCTGTAATTGATAGAAATGAATTAGTAGGTCAAATCTATTTACAACCAACTAAGACAGCTGAATTTATTTATTTGAACTTTACACTCACACCAACTGGAGCTACTTTCCCAGCGTAAAAATCAAATAATACAATATTTATTAACAAAATAAAAACAGAAATACAATGGCAATACTAGACGTAAATGATATGTTTTATACAGCGTTTGAACCAAAACAGGCAAATAGATTTATCCTGTACGCTGATGGAATCCCAAGCTACATTATTAAAGGTGTTAGTGCGGTAAGTTTAACACAGGGTGAAGTAATTTTGAACCACATTAACGTTTTACGTAAAGTAAAAGGTAAGAGTGTTTGGGGTGATGTTACAATGACTCTATTTGATCCAATTACACCTTCTGGAGCTCAAACAATTATGGAATGGGTTCGTTTATCACACGAATCTGTTACAGGTAGAGATGGTTACTCTGATTTCTATAAGAAAGATTTAACTATCAATGTGTTAGGCCCTGTTGGTGATGTAGTAGCCGAGTGGGTACTTAAAGGCGCATTTGTAAAAGATGCTAACTTTGGTGAATATAACTGGGATACTGAAAATACAGCTGTAAACATTACTATGACATTAGCTATTGATTACGCTGTTTTAAATTTCTAAAAACAAAAGAAATACATAAGATTAAAAAGAAGTGTGCGAAAAAACGCATGCTTCTTTTTTTTTCATATATTTATAATCAACAAATAAAAATGTTATATTAAAATTATTTATGGAAAACAAGTTAAATATCCCAACAGAAGTTATTGATTTACCCTCAAAAGGTATAATTTATCCTGAAGACAGTCCTCTTTCAAATGGAAAAATTGAAATGAAGTATATGACTGCTAAAGAAGAAGACATTCTTACTAACCAATCCTACATTCAAAAAGGAACAGTATTAGATGAATTGATTAAATCTCTTATCATGACACCAGGTGCTAAATATGAAGATTTAATTGTAGGTGATAAAAATGCTTTACTAGTAGCGGCTCGCATTTTAGGCTATGGTAAAGATTATTCATTCACTTATGATGGTGAAGAGCAAACAGTTGATTTATCTCTTATTGAAAACAAACCTTTAAATGAAGATTTATTTATTAAAGGTAAAAATGAATTTGAGTACACTCTTCCTTCAACAGGCGTAACTATCACATTCAAATTACTCACAGGTAGTGATGAAAGAAAAATTAATGCTGAGTTAGAAGGTATTAAAAAAATAGATAAGTTTGCTTCTCGTGAACTTTCAACTCGTTTAAAATATATGATTACATCTGTTAATGGAAGTACAGATAGTAAAACTATTAGAGAATTTGTTGACAATCATTTCTTAGCTCGTGATTCTAGAGCATTTAGGGAATACATAAAGGAGGTTCAACCGGATGTAGATTTAACCTTTTTTCCCGACGGGAGTAACGAGAAAGTCGACATTCCAATTGGACTTAGGTTTTTTTGGCCTGACGTCTGAACTAGCCAAACAGTATAGATTTAGTCTATTTACTAATATACATCAAATTGTTTTTCATAGTCAAGGTGGTTATGATTGGGAGACAGTCTACAATATGCCTATTTGGCTTCGTAAATTTACCTTCAATCAAATGAAAGAATATTACGATGAAAAAAATAAAGATAATTCTGGAGGCGATCTAGCATCTCAAACTAGTCAAATTAAAGAGGGTAAAATTGAATTACCTGAACATTTTAAAGGTAAGTTAACCAATAAAACTCCAAAGTATTAATATTTATAATATATTATTATTATAAAACACTATGGCACTAACCCCACAGGAAGCAGATAATTTAAGGAAAATGCTTTTAGAGATAGAAAGACTCTCTAAAGCTCTTAAAGAAAATGTAGACACAACTAATTTACAAGACCTAGAAAAAAGTGCTGATAATATTAGGTTTATTTTTGAAAAACTTAATAAAGAATTTAAAGAACAAAATGATGAAATATCTTACGCTGCTGTAGGATTTAAAAGAATTGTTCAAGAAATTAGTAATGCTAATGTTGGTTTAAAAGAATCTAATAAAGTTTATAATAATTTAGCATCTATAGCTAGCCGAATTCAGTCTCATCAATTTGGTATAAGTGAGCTTTCTTCTGAACAACTTAAAAAAGAAAAACAAAAAGCTGAAATTGAAAAACAAAGACTTGAAAACGCTCAAGAATTATTAAAAGATAAAGAAAAAGAACAAAAATTAGAATTAGAAAATCTTGAAAATTTAAAAAAGAAAAAAGAATATGATATTGATTTATTAAAACGTCAACATGCTAGTCAAGATGTAATTAAGGAACAACAAAAGATATTAGATGATTTAAGTGAAAAAGAAAAAGAACAAGGTAAACTTTTACGTAAAACTCAAGGTCTTTTAGAAGAAAACGCTTCAATTATAGAAAATCAAAATGAACTTTATAAAGGTTTACTTAAAACTATAGATGAAGAAACTCAAAAAGTTAAAAATCTTGAGAAAGCTCTTGGTTTAAGTGGAGCAGCTGTAGATGGTATAGGTAAAGCTTTTAAAAAAGCAGGTTTAGGATCATTAGTTAACCAAATGGGTTTAGATGAGGCTAAAGAAAAAATGAAAGAAGTAGCCCACCAGATTACTAAAGGAGGTACAAAATCAGCAGGATTAGTAGGTCAATTTAAAATTTTAAAAGCAGGTATTGGTTCTTTAGGTAGCAGTATAATGAAAAACCTAACTGATCCTTTAGTTTTAGCTGGACTAGCGGCTAAAGCAGTATCAGCAGGTATAGGTTTAATTAAAAAAGGTGTAGGATTATTAAGTAAAGGATTTGGATCAGTAGTAGGTTTTGTTAAAAACCTATGGGGTATGGCAGATTCATTTGCTGCTGTATTTGAAAAATATGCTAAAGCAGGGCAATTCGCTGCTCAAAACTTTAGTGCTATTGGAGCACAAGTAGGTAAAATAACAGCTGGCTTAAACGCAGCAGCTGCCGCAGATCCATTCATGCGAGTGGCTGAGGCTGGTCCTGCGTTTAAAGCGATAGTAGACGGTACTGGTATAATGCAAACACAGATGACTAAATCTGTGAAAGAAGCCCATGATCTTTCTTACTGGCTAGGATACTCAGCTGAAGAAACAGGTCAACTTTATAAGTTAGGGCAACTAAATAATCAAACAGCTACAGACACTGTAACTCAAATTAAAGCTAGAGGAACATTATTAAATAAAGAACATAAAATATCTTTAGATCTTAGAAAAGTAGAACAAACTGCCCTTAAAGCAAGTGCAGCTGTTAAATACAATTTATCTCAAAATCCTAAAGCATTAGCAGACGCGGCATTTTATGCTACTAAGTTAAATATGACTTTAGATGAAATAGCATCCGCATCTGAAGCAACATTGAATTTTGAACAATCAATTCAAGACCAACTTGCTTACCAAGCAATGTCTGGTAAAGAATTGAATCTAGATGCTTATCAACAAGCTGCTCTTCGAGGAGATTCAGCAACAGCAGCTAAAGAATTAAATAATTTAATAGCTGAACATGGAGATGAACTTAAAGGTAATGTTCTTTTACAAGATCAGTTCGCTAAAAGTATAGGTATAGGTAAAGATAAGTTACTTGAAGCATTAGCTACTCAAGAGCTAGCTGCTAAAATGGGTGAAGATAGAGTTGACATTGAAAAAGGTTTACAATTTTATATGTCAAAAGGTTTAACTCGAGAAGAAGCAGCTAATAAATTAGCTAAGGAAGGCTTAGCCACTCAGTTAGCCCAATCTAAACGAGCAGAAGCTATGTCTCGTGCTCTAGAAGATTTTAGAGACTATATGGCTACAAGATTATGGCCATTATTTAAAGCAGTATTCAGCCCAGATAACATAAAAATGTTCATGACTGTGATAAACGGCATGAGACCTGTTTTTGTTGAGTTAGGTAAAGCAATTACTGCTTTCTTTTCACCTGATAGCGCAGGAGAAATGAGTGATGTCCTTAAAAACAATATTATGCCCACTATATTAGATTTAGCTAAAGCTGTTACTAAAATAGCTGGGGTGTTTGGAGGTGTTTTATTTAGTCTTTTAGATGGGAAAATTGTTCCTCTTATTAAAGAAAAACTATTACCATTAGTCGAAAAAATTTCAGCTCTATTTGTAGAATTTGCTCCTGAGATTGGTAAAGTAATTGAATCAGTAGGTGGAGGAATCGTAGATATTATTGGTGGTACAATAGACACAATAATGGAAAACAAAGATGAGATAAAGTCTTGGCTTATTTGGTTTAGTGATACATTAAAAGGAGTATTAGGATTTGCTAAAGATAATATTGGTTCCATTACAGCTGGTATTTTAGTCCTTAAAGGTTTCAATTTAATGAAATCTGCTGGGGTTTTTGATTTTGCTAAAAATGTTAAAAATGTAGTAATGGGCTCTCCTGGCTCTGCAAGAAATCCTCTTTATGTTAGATCAGCTGATGGAGGAATGGGAGGAGGTGGGCTATTATCTAAAGTTAAAGGACTTTTTGGAATGGGTGGAGCGACTAGTTTTGCTGATAAGCGAGAAATGGTAGCCGCTCGTCAAGCTGCTGGAAAAGGATTAGCTAGTACTGGCGCGAGTACTATTGGTACTAAAGCATCACAAGGAGCAGCAACCTCTGGTAATTTACTTGGAGGAGCAGCCGGAAATATGATTAAAGGAGCAGGCGCGTTATTAATCCTATCAGGTGCGTTATATGTAGCAGCTAAGGCATTTCAAGAATTTGAGGATGTTGATTGGGATGATATGGGTAAAGCTGGAGTAGCCTTACTTGGATTAGGAGCAGCAGCTTATATTCTTGGTAAAGCAGCTCCTGAAATTGGAATAGGTGCTTTAGCTATAGGTGCATTAGGATTCTCATTATTACCATTAGCTGCTGCTTTAAACTTAGCTACACCAGGCCTTGAAGCTTTAGGAAATGTATTTGATAAAATATTAAAAAATGTTCCTCCTATAATTACTGCTATAGCTGATGGTTTAGTAAGGTTAGCTACAGAAGCAAACCCTTTAGAATTAATAGCATTAGGTGCTTCTTTATCAGCTTTAGCTGTTGGAGTTGGAGCTTTAGGTTTAGCCGCTGCTGGAGCAGGAATAGCTGATGCAGCATCATCATTTTTAGGAGGAGGTGGATTATTTTCATTAATAAATTCATTAGTTGAATTATCAAAAGTTGATTTTAAACCAGCTGCTATATCTCTTAAAGATGGTATACTTGAAATGGCTAAAGTAGGTAATGTAGATCTTGGTCCTTTAGAAGATGTCTTTAAAAAATTAGAAGATGCTTTAGATGAGTTAGATTTAGATAATTTAGTTGAATTTTCATCATTAGCTAGTGCGGATTTAGCTGGAGCTGGACAAAAAATAGTTGAAGGACTTAATGCTTTAAATGTTAATATAACTGAAGCTACTCTTCTTAACCTAGACAAAGTAAAAGAAGCATTTGACTATATAGAAGATATTATCGGTGAGTTAGATTTAGACGAATTAACTCAATTTGCTAATTTAGCTAACGCAGATTTAGCAGGTGCTGGTACAAAAGTAATTGAAGGGCTCAACGCTTTGAATGTTAATATAACTGGAGCTACTCTTCTTAATTTAGATAAAGTAAAAGAAGCGTTTGATTATATAGAAGACATCATTAGTGAGTTAGATTTAGACGAATTAACTCAATTTTCTGCTCTAGCAAATACGGATTTAACAAAATCTGCTCAAAATATTAAGTTAGGACTTGATGAATTAGCTAAAATAACACTAGATAAAAAAGGTTTTGAACAGTTAAATAATTTAGAAGACATTTTTGATAGTTTAGAAGACATTATTAGTGAATTAGATTTAGATGCATTAACCCAATTTTCCACTTTAGCCAACACAGATCTAACAAAAGCTGTCCAAAACATTAAATTAGGACTTGATGAACTTGTTAAATTAACAGGTTTTGAACAATTAGAAAATGTAGAAGATATCTTTGATGCATTAGAAGATGTTATTAGTGAATTAGATATAAATAATTTAAATCAATTCTCTACCATATCTAATATAGATATAGCAAAAGCTGCTCAAAATCTTAAATTAGGACTTGATGAACTAGTTAAAATTGCTCCTAATGCTGATAGTATTGAACGTTTGGATGAGGTCTTTGACAGTTTAAAAAAATTATCTAATTCTAGTATTATTAGTCAACTCAAAGAATTAACTACTATTGATTCAAGTAAAATAATTACTTTAGCTGAAGCTCTAACTAAATTAAGTGAGTCATTCACTGGTCTTAATGGTACTATAACAAGTATGGGTGATGTTGAACCTATTATTAAAGTTACAGACAAAGTCATAGAACTCCATGATAAATTTTCAGAAGGTCCTATAGATCAAATGGTCAACACTGTGAAATCAGGTGTAAGTAGTCTTTATAATCAAGCTACTGATTTTGTTAAATCTATATTTCAAGATGGAGCTGTTCAAGTAAAAGATGGTGTTATTCAAGTTCAAGATAGTAGTCTTAATCCTAATGGAGGTTTAGTTGTTTCTAAATACCAAAAAGGACAATTACAACCTGTAGCCCAAGGTATCAAAGAAGACAATGTTTATTTCACTACTAATAAATTATCTTCTGGTGATAGTGGTGGTCAAGGAGCAATAACTCAAAATAATAATGCGGCTGTGGTAGCAGCTCTAGATAGATTAACAAATATGATGGCTAATAGTAGTAAAATAGTAGAATTAAATATAGATGGTAAAAAAGTAGGGTACGCTGTGACGCCTACTATATTAGATACCGCTAAAAAGACTTCTGTTAATATTTCATAAAATTGTTACACCATTATATATTTATAATAAACCTTAAAACTATAACAATATGGCAGACGGAATCTTAACTAGACTTGAAAAAGGTGGCTCACAACTTAAATCAGAACCAAAACCTTTACCTCCAATAGACATTGTAGTATCTGTAGAAGATTCACAATTGTCTTTAAAGGGTAATCCTACAACTTATATAGGTAATTTCCCTAAATAATATAAACAACTTTTTGGGTAATAAATGAATGGGTTTAGTAAAACTATTAACTGATTTAAGAGAATTTTACGGGGTAAATCCTAGTTCATTAAAATATAGAGGAGGGTCACAATATGCGACTCCTCCTTCTATTATTTACAAAGGAAAATTAGATTCAAAAAATTTATCTTATGGTAAAGATAGATTTAATGGAGGATCTAGTAATCAACCATATATTGTCACTCCAATACCTGATAATTTAACCCCCGCAACTACTGATTTTATATTAAGACAAGGAGAACTCTCAGCAGCTTCAACTGATCTTGTTAGAATTACTAAGTTTTTTAATGATAATTCTTCTTTTGCAGGGCAAAATTTTATCCTTAAACAAAATGTACTAGAATTACAAAGTGTAAAAGTACCTGGTGGGCTTACTAGAGCCTATAATCCTGCGAATACTTTAGCTCAAGTTATTGGTTTACCTTTAGGTTTACATTTAAATAAACAAGGTCTTGTAGGATTTAATCCTAGTTATGCTATAGGAGGTGGAGTTGATGGTTATTTTAAATTTACATTAGATAATGAATTAGAAAGAGGTCAAACAGGATTTCTTTCTTTAGATACTGATTCTTATAATAGATTAGTATCTTTATATGAATATAAAATTAGTGGTAAACAACTAAGCATCCTTGGTAGTTTAACTAATAAATTTGATATAAGCCAAGACCCAAATTCTTCAATATCATATGTAGGAGGCCCAGACTCAGTTGGAGGAATAGGAATAACTCGTATAAAACTAGCGGGAAATGGTAATAATTCCCCTAGAGATAGAACTAATACCTATAATAATAAAGTTGAAGGTAATCTTAATAGTGTATATACTTATGATGCATCTACCCTTATAAATCAAGGGAATCCTAATGATGCTAAGTCTGGAAGAGTATTATCTCTCCCACAAAATAGACTATATAGTCTAATGTACTCTAATGGGTTCACAGATTTTAGAGAAACTGTAAATAATAAATTAAATTTATCTAAACCTCCATTAGTATCTACTGACTATGTTGAATTTAATAGAGAAACAACATATGGTACAAATATAACTACTTATAAAATAGTTTACCCAAGAAACGATAATGGAAAAATAGACATTAATAAGTCTGTTAATACAGATAGACTTAATGCTTTAAATGTTATATCTAGTTCAGCTGAAGCTGATACTTACAAAGATACAGATTTAGTATCTTTTTACTTTGAAATAATTAACCCAAAATCAAATAATACAGATTATTTATTTTTTAGAGCATATATTGATAGTCTATCAGATTCATTTAAAGGAGAATGGCAACCATACAAATATGTAGGTAGAGCTGAAAATTTTTATAAATATGGAGGATTTGGTAGAGATGTACAAATGTCTTTTACAGCTTATGCTCATTCTCGAGACGAAATGAAACCATTATATAATAAATTAAATCGATTAGCAGGTGTAGTAGCTCCTACATATTCTGACGCTGGGTATATGATGGGAAACATTGCTAAAATAACTATTGGTAATTATTTTAAATCTATGCCTGGGATAATAACATCTGTTAATTTAAAGCCTTCTTTAGAAGCGGGATGGGATTTAAATAGAGATGAAATTGGTAATATTTTAGATTCAACTAATCCTCTTAATGTAGGGCAATTACCTCGATTAATAAGTGTTGATTTATCATTCCAACCAATTCATAATTTTGTTCCACAATATGGTGAAGATTTTGTTAATAGTGCATACAGAGATCCTCAAGCAAATGTTACCCCTATAGCTTCTTTACCTGCTCCAACACTTTAATAATTTTATTATAGTATGAATAGATATCTTAACATTAGAATAATACAAACTGATACAGGAATAAAGTATAGAAGAGATTGTAAATACCCTCAAATTCCTTTATCTGTTAATGATATTTATGTTATAGCGACAATAGGGGATAGATTTGATTTGTTAGCAAATCAATATTATGGAGACCCTTCGTTATGGTGGATAATAGCTATAGCTAATGAACAGTTACCTCAAAATTCATTATATTTACCTCTTGAAACCCAAATACGAATTCCATTTAACCCCGCTGAAGTAATATCAAGTTATAATCAATTAAACTCATAGTTATGGCTATTTTAGGGGAAAGTTTTAAACCATACGTTATAGATCAAATAAACGTACGTCAAGAAAAATTATCTACTTCTAATAAAGATAATGATTTATTAAAATTTTTATCTTCAAAGACATCTTTTATTAGACTAACATCTGGAGTAGACACAACCCCTGCCCTACTTAGTTACTATAATCTTCCATTTGAATATGGAAACCAAGAAAATTTAGCTAAACAATTTGTTTTAGAAGCAGCTAGATTTAAAAGTAAAAATGACCCAATTAATGATTTCCCATATAAACCTACAGCTGGGGTAGGATACAGTGATGTTACAACTTCATATGGTTTTTCTTCAGATTCTAATTATGGTTTTGTTCCTCCTCCAGGTATTATAATGGCTTCTGTTAAATCTTTAAATCGAGGCACAGTTCGTGAAGCAACAATTCAAATCCAATGTCATAATGTTTATCAATTTAATATAATCAATATTTTATTTTTAAAATTAAAGTATTCATTATTATTAGAATGGGGACATACTGTATACTATAATAATGAAGGAACATTACTATCAGGATATGATATTCCTAATTTGTCAAATGATTTTTTAACAAAAAAATATAATTCATCCGCTGAATTACTAAAAGTCATAGAAGAAAAAAGACAAGTATCATGTGGAAATTATGATGCTTTTTTTGGTTTAGTTAAAAACTTTGAATGGCAAATTGAAGAAAATGGAAGTTATACTATAACTATTGTTGCTTTATCTCAAGGAGATATTATAGATTCTTTAAAAATTAATACAGATTTTGATCCTACTAGAGCAGGTTCAGATTCTGCTCAATTTAATAAATCTACTTTACATAAAATTATAGGCACGATTCGCTCTAAATTAAGATCTGAAAAATTTATAAATGGATACAATACTGGAGATGGAAAATTTGCTCTAAACACAGAAAATTTAGCAGCTATAATTCCTGTTAACTCTACTGGTAGTAAATATAACTATAGAGATCCTAATGATAATAATAAACAAATTTTAACCGCCGCTGAGTCTAATAATATTTTAACTGAAAAAGAAGGTTTTACAGTTATTTTTCCTAAACTTGAAGTATCACAAAATGCAAACGGACAAAATGTTCAAACTGCTCAGTATTATATTAAATTAGGTACTTTTTTAAGAATAATAGAAGCATTTACATTATTTTATGATACTACAAAAAATATAACAGCTACAGGAAGTAATGAAAACTTAGGTCACCCTCCTATATTCCATATAGACCATAATTTTGAAGCCCATGACTGCTTAACACTTCCTAATCAACTTTCTGTTAACCCATTAGTAGCTTTAATTCCATTATTCACCTCAGGCTCTACAGATCAACCTCCAATTTCTGTGACTGGTATATTTGAACAAAAACGACAAAATATCATTTATGGAACAGGCGTACCTGACGCGTCTAAAACTACTAAACCAGGTACTTGGCAAGAAACAAGACAAATTGTTGGAGGGAATGATGAACTTAACACATTAGGTGTATCACAAAATGTAAATTATGTGAACATATTATCTGTTCCTTCATCTTGGGCTGGTGGGAAGTCTTTTGATGAAGATTTAACTGGTCTTAGATCACAACCACGGACTATTATAGCTTCAAGTAAATATCAAAGTATAGCGAATGCTAAATCTACTCCTTATGATGCTGCTAAAAATACAGTTGAATATATTCAATTTGAAGAAATCAGATATGTTCAAACAATTGCTAAAATAGAAAAAGGAAACTCAGGAACATTAAAAGGAATAGATAATAGATTTAGAACTACAGATAAATACATAGGTAAAACCATGCATATATATGTTAATACTCAACATATAGTTAATGTTTTAGATAGTAACATAGATAAAAATGGTTCAGTCCCATTACAGACTTTTTTAACTTCATTATTAAATGATATAAGTGTAGCTTTAGGTTCTATTAATAATTTTGGTTTAGATTATAATGATTCTACTAATACCTTTTCTATAATAGATAGTGCTGTTATACCATTAAAATATCCTGAACTTTCAAAAAAAGCCATATTTAATATAAATAGTTTAAATCCTTCAGCTAACAAAGGAGGTAGTTTTGTAAATAGTTTTTCATTAAAAAGTGAAATATTTTCTTCTATAGGTAATGCTATTGCTTTAGGTTCTAGAGGAGATGGAGCAACAACAACTGGTATAGGTAAAATGTATGAAGGAATTAAAGATAGATGGTGTGAAACTCTTAATAATAATCTTATTACATTAAAACTTAAAACCCCTACAGAAAAAGAAGAATTCATTAGACAACAATATTCAACATTTGAAGGTAAGTTAAAAAATGATCAAAAAACAGGCCCTAGTTTAACTCAAGAAGATATAGATTATTATACCTCATATGTAGTAGGTCTTTTACAACATGATTTAGGAGTAGCTACAGCTCAAGGAAACGATCCTAGCCCCAATAAACCTTTAGATGAAGAAGGAATACCGGGAACTGGTTTTATACCTGTTAATCTTCAATTAAATATAGATGGATTAAGTGGTTTATTACAGTATCAAACTTTTGAAATTACACCTAATGTTCTTCCTCCTGAGTATTATGAAAAAATAAAATTTGTCACTACAAATATTGAACATAAGATTGATACTAAAGGATGGGAAACTACTATTAATACTTTAGGAATGCCTAAAAAGAAAAAATAATGGCCTATATACCTAAAAATAAAATTAAAACTGGTCTATACACAGACGGGAATCCTCTTTTCCCAAGATTTAAAGACCAAAATAGTAACCTATATATTGGCTTTTATTATGCTTTATATAATGGAAAATTCTATTCAGGAAAAAACCAAAATGACCCTACAACTAAAGAAATATTCCCAGCGAGTGAAAATTTACTTCAAAATGTAACTAATACTAAAATTCCATATTCTCCATTGCTTCCAACAGAACAAGATTATAAAAATGGAATATTTGTTCGATGTTTTAGTATAAGAAGAAATCAACCTATATTTACTGAAATAGACAAAGATACTTATAAGCAAATTGAAAATAGAGAAGAAGGAGTTCCATGGCAGTTATATAGAGTTTTTTCTTTAACTTGGGAACTAACAGGTGATATAAATAAAGTAGCTCAAACTAATAAAAACATTGTTCAAATAATAGAACAAAGAGAAAAAGCCCAAGGGTTAGGGTTATATCTAAAAGAAAACTGGACTCAATACTACAAATCTAATCCTTAACTTGGCTTAAGATAATTTTTTGTTATATTATGGTAAATAAAGGTTATGTATTATCTAATAGAAAGTCAACATCAATTTGAGGAGTTTGCTCAACAGCAAACTAACAGATGTTTTGTTGAACTTATTCTAAATCATGATCTAGTACATCCTATCTTAAATGATGTTTCATTAGTTTATATTAGACCTAAAGGTGATAAAAAAGGATATGTTATTCCTATCTCACACAATGAAGCGTTCTCTATTCCATTCCAACAAATAAAAAAGTTTATAGCAAGTTATAAAGAAGTATTTGTTAGAGATAAAAAAACAAGTATGTATTTTTTAAATAAAAAGAATTTAATACATGCTCCTATCAATACAGAAAATTTATCATTTCCTATCTATGATTATTATCATAGACAGTATCCAAACCGAAATGATATAAATAAATTTATTCCTATTGCTAAACACTATGAGCGTTGTGAAGAATATTTTAAACATATAAACTTCACATCACAATCTGAATTTTATAATAAAGCAATAGAACTATTCCAGACAATAGAATCAAGTGGTATTAGTGTGAATACAACGATTATAGACGATTATTTTACACCAAACAATACTCTCCACTCAATAAAGAACAATATAGTATACTCGCAGTACAATGTAGATACTACAACTAAAAGACCATCAAATAGTTTTAATGGTATCAATTTTGCTGCTTTACCTAAAGATAAAAGTAGACAAGCATTTGTTTCTAAAAATGGTAAATTTGTTGATATAGATATTGATTCTTATCATCCAACTCTAATTGCTAAACAAATAGGATATGATTTTGGAGATGAGTCAATACATGATCATATGGCTCAAATGTATGGAGTAGATTATAAAACAAGTAAAGAACTTACCTTTAAGCAACTATATGGAGGTATTTTTGATCAATATAAAGATTTAGAATTTTTCTCTAAAACCCAAACATTAATAGATACTTTATGGGAACAGTTCAATACTGAGGGTTATATTGAATGTCCTATATCAAATCATAAATTCTATAAGGAACAACTACCTAATATGGGTCCTCAAAAGTTATTTAACTATTGGGTTCAAAATTTAGAGACATCACAAAACATTTTAATATTACAAGATATATTACCAATAATAAAAGGTCATAAAACAAAATTAGTATTGTATACTTATGATGCTTTCCTGTTCGACATTAGTAAAGACGAATTAGAATTGCTAGAAGATATATGTTCTGTTTTTACTAACTATGGCTTAAAATACAAGATGAAGTATGGATACAACTACTATGACCTTAGCTTACTCACAACATATGTATAATAAACCTTATGGGTTTGACAAGACAGACTTAAACTTTGATGATGTGAGTAACAAACTATTTTGCACATTTTCAGAATTAGATGAGATTGATAATCTTATAGACAGTATACAAAGCCAGTACGACGTACTGTATAATAAAATATTTGTTTTGCAGATTAAAAGTAGCAATGAATATGTTTGTACATATAATATAGACTACTCCAATTTAAACGAAATTCCTGAAAACACTATACTGGTTCACCGTAAAAAGGAAACCAACACGCTATATACTATTAACGCACTTAATGAATTAATTAAGAAGCTAAATGGTGGTGTAGTAGATGTGTCTTACAGAATCAATTGGATGCATTATAGAAACTGTATCTTGTTGACTCAACATAATGAATTAAAACAATTAAACACAAAGGTGTATAAGATTGTTGAGTTGTAATTTATTGGTAACTAACGTTAACGCTGAATACTTAAGGAATGGCCGTTTATAAGCTCTTAGAAGCTAGCTTGGCCTTATTAAAAATAAGTAGTATATTATATTAACAATTTAAAAACCAAATTTTTATGGACATTAATGCTATTAAACAGAGATTGAATTCTCTACAGTCGTCCGGACAGAAAAAAGAAAAGGTCGATTATTCCAAGTACTATTGGAAACCAAAACAAGAAGGTAAATATCAAATCCGAATTGTACCCTCAGCAATCAACAAAGAAAATCCATTTCAAGAAGTGTTTGTACACTACGGATTCTCTAAATTCCCTATTTATGCTTTAACCAACTGGGGTGAAAAAGATCCTATTGTTGAATTTGCTAAGCAACTTCGTAACACAAGTGAGAAAGAAAATTGGCAATTGGCTAAAAAATTAGATCCTAAAATGCGAGTTTTTGCTCCTGTAGTTGTACGTGGTGAAGAAGATAAAGGTGTTCGCCTTTGGGAATTTGGTAAAGAAATCTATATGCAATTGCTTGGCATCGCTGAGGATGAGGATTATGGAGATTTTACAGACATCAATGACGGTCGTGACTTTACAGTTGAAGCAGTGACTGGTGATATTGGTGGTCGCCAAGGTATCAAGTGCTCAATTCGTGTTAAACCAAAAACATCACCACTTGGTACTGATAAAAATGAAATTAAGTCTTGGTTATCTGAACAACCAAATGTTCTTGAACTTCAAAAGAAGATGACATTTGAGGATCTTAAAAGTGTATTAGAGAAATTTTTGAATCCTGAAGCTGAAACTGAGGAAGAAGAGGAAGTAGCACCTGCAAAAGCAACTAAAGCTGCTCCTAAAGACTTACCTTGGGAAGATGATGGTGAAGAAGAAGCTCCTGCTCCTAAAGCTAATTATGCTTTAAAGACATCATCTACTAAAACATCTAAAGCAGCCAAGTTTGATGCTTTGTTTGAAGACGAAGAATAAAAATTAATTAATAACAAATTATGGCTAAAAAGAAAGAATCTTTAATGACAGCAGTCTCTGAAGAAATTAAGGCTAATTTTAACCTTGATAAATTCAAAGAAAAAAAATTACTTAACAGTACAGTTAAGTTTAAAGAACAGAGATGGATTCCATTTTCAGAAGCATTACAAGATTCAACTTCACTTCCAGGTGCAGCCATAGGTCATATTAATCTTTTAAGAGGACACAGTAATACAGGTAAAACAACAGCTTTACTTGAGTTGGCAATTAATGCCCAGAAAATGGGCATTTTGCCTGTGTTCATTATTACAGAGATGAAATGGTCTTGGGAGCACGCTAAACAAATGGGTTTTCAAGTTGAAGATGTTGTTGATACAACAACAGGTGAAATTGTAGATTATAAAGGTTTTTTCCTATATAATGATAGAAGTGCGTTAGGTACTATTGAAGATGTAGCAGAGTTTATAGCTGACTTATTAGATGAACAAAAGAAAGGTAATTTACCTTATGATTTATGCTTCTTTTGGGATTCAATAGGATCTATACCTTGTAAAATGAGTGTTGAAGCAAATAAAAACAATCCAATGTGGAATGCGGGTGCAATGTCACAACAATTTGGAAATTTTATTAATCAACGCTTTCCATTATCACGTAAAGAAAATTCACAATTTACAAATTCAATGGTAGCAATTAATAAAATCTGGATCGCACCAGCTGAAAATATTTTTGCTCAACCTAAAATGAAGATGAAAAATGGTGAAACAATGTTTTTAGATGCTTCAATTGTGCTTACATTTGGTAACATTACTAATAGTGGCACTAGTAAATTGAAAGCAACTAAGGATGGTAAAGAAGTAGAATTCGCAGTTCGCACTAAAGTATCAGTAGATAAAAACCATGTTACTGGATTACAAACTAAAAATACAGTAGTAGCTACAGTTCATGGTTTCATCAGTGATGATAATAAAGATATTAATGAGTATAAAAAACAACATGCTCATGAATGGGTACATATCTTAGGAAGTCTTGATGGTATTGGTCTTACTGAGGATAAATCAGAATGGGAAGAAAGTAAAGAAAACATAACATTGATTGACGAAGAATAATATGGATAAAAAAGATCTGTTTAAGTTACTAGATAACATTCAACCTGGTACTGAACCTGGAAAAGCAACATTTAATAAACATGATAGAGTTCTTATCATTGATGGTTTGAATTTATTCTTACGTAACTTTGCAGTCATCAATTATGTTAATCAAGATGGTGTCCATATTGGAGGACTAGGAGGATTTTTACGTTCATTAAGTTTTCTTATCAACCAAAATACCCCAACATCAGTTTACATTGTATTTGACGGAGTTGGTTCAACCATAAACAGGAAGAACCTTCTCCCCGAATACAAATCAGGTAGAAACTTAACCCGAGTTAATAGGAGCTCAACATTTGAAGACATGGATGAAGAAAACGAGTCCAAAATAAATCAAATATCTAGACTCATTCATTATCTAAAGTGTTTACCCGTCAAACTTCTTTCACTCGATAAAGTTGAGGCAGACGACATTATAGCTTATTTATCCCATTATTTAGCCACTAAACACAACTCTAAATGTACTATAGTATCAGCAGATAAAGATTTTTTACAATTAGTAGATGAAAACATTACAGTTTACAGTCCAATTGCTAAAGAATATTACACACCTCAATTAGTAAAAGAAAAATTTGGCTTACCAGCTAAAAACTTTATCTTATATAAGACATTAATGGGTGACAACTCAGATAAAGTACCTGGATTGAAAGGATTAGGACCTAAAAAGCTATTTAAATTCTTTCCAGAGTTGCAAGAAGAAGAGATGTCCTTAGATGACTTACATAATATTTGTGAAGGGAAGTATAAGGAGCATGTTATATACTCAAGAGTTATATATGATTACGAGACGTTACAGAAACACTATAAATTAATGGATCTAAGTAACCCGTTAGTAGATAAGACAGAGAAAGGATATATAGAAAACATTACAACATTACCATCAGAGAAAATAAAGGTAGCTGAGTTTTTAAAGATGTATAATGAAGATGGATTAGGACATACATTGAAAAATGTAGATTATTGGATTAGAAGCACATTTACAACACTAAGTAGTTTTAAATAATATTTATAAACATGGCATCTTACAAAACACTACTTATACCTTTAATTCAGGAAATTCTTGTAAAAGAAATTGGAGAAGCAAATATTCCTCCTTTAAAATGGACTCAAGTATCTTCAACTCAATATAAGTTTTTAGTTGATATAGGAGAATTTACTCAAGTGGTGACTGTAGAATTTGAACAACTTAAAAGTAGTATTGAAAAACAACTTTACTTCCCACCTAAGTATAGACAGTTAGATGACATATATAATGTTGGTTTTGATGTAGCTGGAACTGAAATACAATTTGCTAAAACAGATTTAAAAACATTACTTTCTATTTTATCAACAGTGGTAGACATTGTAAAAGATTTTATAAATTATATCAATAGAATTGATGGATTGTTTATTATGGCATCACCAAAAGAACTAGATAGTAAAGATATCTCTCAAAAATCAAATTTATATAAAGCCTTTATATCAAAACAACTTCAATCAATTCCTGATTTTGATTTTGACACTTACAAAGATGGTTTTATATTAATAAAAAAATAAGTTTTAAATAAAATAAGTTATATAAATGACACTTTCAACTTTATCACAGTATGGAACACACTTCCAGACTAAGGTTTTATCTTCTTTACTCACACACAAAGAATTTCTAGTTAATATACATGATATCATAAGTGAAGAATACTTTGAAAGTAGTGGCCACAAATGGATTATCAGTGAAATCTTAAAATACTATGAAAAATACCATACTGTTCCTAGTATGGAAATATTAAAAGTTGAAGTTAAAAAACTAGAAAACGAAGTATTACAAGTATCAGTTAAAGAGCAACTTAAAGAAGCCTATAAAGCATCAGATGAGGATTTAGCTTATGTAGAAGAAGAATTTTCTAACTTCTGTAAAAACCAACAGCTTAAAAAAGCACTATTAACATCTGTAGATTTATTAAAAGCAGGTGACTATGACTCAATTAGAGGATTAGTTGATAATGCTTTAAAAGCAGGTGGTGATAAGAATTTAGGATTAGAATATAGTAAAGATATTGAAACACGATATAGAGAAGAACATCGTATTGCTATTCCTACACCTTGGGATATGTTTAACAACTTAATGCAAGGTGGGTTAGGTAATGGTGATTTTGGATTGATATTTGGTAATCCAGGTGGTGGTAAATCATGGACATTGATTGCTTTAGGTGGTATGGCTGTTGAGTTAGGTTATAATGTAGTACATTACACACTTGAATTAGGTGAAGATTATGTAGGTAGACGATACGATGCTTTCTTCACAGGTATTCCTGTAAATGAAATTACTAAATATAAAGAAAAAGTTGAATCTATCATCACTGAATTACCAGGTAAGTTAGTTGTTAAAGAATATTCACCAGGTAAAGCATCTATCTCAACATTAGAAGCACATGTTCAAAAATGTATTGACCAAGGTTTTAAACCAGATTTGATTATTATTGACTATGTAGATCTTCTTCGCTCAAAGAAAAACAATCGTGAGAGGAAAGATGAGATAGATGATATTTATGTAAGCACAAAAGGTTTAGCTCGTGAGTTAAAAGTTCCAATTTGGAGTGTATCACAAGTTAACCGTGCTGGAGCCAAAGATGATATCATCGAGGGTGATAAAGCCGCAGGTAGCTATGACAAAATCATGATTACGGATGTGGCTATTTCTCTCTCACGTAAAAAAGAAGATAAAGTGAAAGGTACAGGTAGATTTCATATAATGAAAAATAGATACGGCATGGATGGTTTAACATTCGGTGCTAAAATTGACACAGCTACAGGCCGTATGGAAATCTTTGACAATTATGATGATGATCCAGATCAATATACTCCATCAAAACCAGTCAATAGTTTTAGTGACGTCACATCTTTAGATAGAGATGTCCTTCAACAAAAATTCTTTGAATTAAGTAAATAATTTATTATATTAGGAGTATATGATTACCGACGCAAGGAACTACTACAAGCCGTTTGAATACCAAACTGCATTTGATTTCTATAAAGACCAACATAGAGCACATTGGTTAGCAGATGAAGTCCCACTCGCATCAGATTTGAACGATTGGAAATTAAAATTAACAGAACCCGAAAAGAATTTAATTGGAAACATATTAAAGTCATTCGCTCAAACAGAAGTACATGTTAATGATTATTGGTCAACAAAAGTATCAGTTTGGTTTCCGAAACCCGAAATACAAGCTATGGCTCGTGTATTTGCTGATTTTGAAAGCATCCACGCTGAAGCTTATGCTCGATTAAATGAAGAATTAGGTTTAGATGACTTTAAAGCATTTTTAGAAGACGAAACATCTAAGGCTAAAATTGAACGCCTAATTGAGACACCAGGTGAAACAATAGAAGACAGAGCAGTTTCATTAGCTATATTCTCAGCATTCACTGAAGGTGTTAATTTATTCTCTTCATTTGCTGTGTTAATGAGTTTCCAATTAAGAAATCTAATGAAAGGCACAGGCCAGATTGTTGAATGGAGTGTTAGAGATGAATCATTGCATTCAAAAGCAGGTTGCTGGCTATTTAGAACCCTACTTGAAGAACAACCAGAATTAAACACTGACGAGTTAAGAGAAAAAATAATTGAAGCATGCCACTTATCAGTACAATTAGAATTTGATTTTATTGATAAAGCATTTGAGATGGGAAGCATTGATGGTTTAAATAAAGAACAATTAAAAAACTTTATTAAAGCCCGTGCTAATGAAAAAATGATTGAATTAGGTTATAAAGCAATTTATAATGATATTGATCCTAACCTTCTAAAACAAATTGAATGGTTTGGACATTTAACATCAGGTAAAACACAACAAGATTTCTTTGCTGGTAGAGTAACAAATTACTCAAAATCAACAGCAGATTGGGATGATTTATAATATTAAAAATGAGTATACAAGTGGATTCAACAAATTGGATTAAAGGAAAACACTATCCTGAATGGATGGATGAAATTGCAGTAAGTATGATTTCAAAAGGTTATTTATTATCTGATGAAGATGTATTTGACGCATATAAAAGAGTAAGCAAAGCTGCTGCTCGTCGCTTACGCCGTAAAGATTTACAACCATTCTTTTATGAGGCGATGGTTAAAAATTGGTTATGTCTAGCATCACCTGTATTATCAAACATGGGCACTGAACGTGGAATGCCTATTTCATGTTTTGGTATTGATGTAGGTGATAGCATTGAAGGTATTGCTGATGCTAACTCAGAATTAATGAGATTATCATCTCAAGGCGGAGGTGTTGGTATTGGTGTGTCTCGTATTAGAGGACGAGGTAAAACCATTAAAGACAATGGAGTATCAGAAGGTGTTGTTCCATGGTGTAAAATTTATGACTCTACAATCTTAGCTACTAACCAAGGTAGTGTTCGTAGAGGAGCAGCATCTGTTAACTTAAACATTAATCACCCAGACATTGAAGAATTTTTACAAATTCGTAGACCAAAAGGTGATGTTAACAGACAATGCTTAAATCTTCATCAATGTGTTGTTGTTGATGATGAGTTTATGAATAAACTTGAGAATAAAGATCCTAAATCATTAAAGATTTGGGGTGAGATTCTTAAAACACGTCTTGAGACAGGTGAACCTTATATCATGTTTGAGGATAACATTAATAATGCTAATCCTGAAGCATATAAAAAGAACAATTTAAAAGTATCAATGACTAACATTTGTACTGAGATTGCTCTCTATACAGATGAATTACATTCATTCATTTGTTGTTTATCATCACTTAATTTAGCTCGTTGGGAAGAATGGAATGAGTATAAGTTTGAAAATGGAATGACATTGCCTGAATTAGCTTGTTGGTTCTTAGAAGGTGTACTTCAAGAATTTATTGACAGAGCTAAAAACATCAAATTTATGGAAAACACAGTTCGTTCCGCTACTAAAGGTAGAGCAATTGGAGTTGGTGTTTTAGGTTGGCATACTTTCTTACCTT